TAAAAAAAAATAATAAAAAAAATAAAAATAAAAATAAAAATAAAAATAAAAATAAGATAAATAAAAATGTTAGAATAGATTTTGTTTTTTTTAATAAACTAATGTATCATAAAAGTATACAAGTGTATGTTAATGTAATATTGTTATATATAAAACGTATATTATTTAATGAACTTAGAACGAAATCAAAATATATATACTCAATATATACAACCCCTATATATACTTCTAATAATATACAGATACGAATAAAAACATTTTGTGAACCAGCAAATGCAAAAAAAGTATATAATAAGATAGTTATATTAATTAATGACCTTATTAAAAATGGATTTGATATAAAATTATTACAATCTGTAACAAATATTATAAGAATGTCATATTATAGAAAACAATATAAGAATAATATAGAATTAAATACATTTTATGAAAATGAAATAATACATCATATGGGTATTGATAAAAACAATGATATAATGACACCTTATGATATTCGTAATTGTATAGATCAATTTAAAATAGAATCAAAAGGTGAAATATATTCTTATTTATGTAAATTATTTAATACACAAGTTATGTTTTATCAATATGATTATCCTATTTTTGATTAAATATTATTTCAATATAAATATATTTTGTACATATCTTGAAATAATAGTATATTTTGTATAATAAACTTAAATGTATACAATCATAAAAACGTAATAGAAATATATGAATGATTTAAATACTAATAATAATAATAATAATAATAATAATGAAACATTAAAAGTGAATGATTCAAATAATATTATATTAGATAATGAGTATGTTAAACAATGTGATTCTTTTTTAAAACAATTTGAAACAAATAAAATAGATAAAAACTTCAAAAAGGGATTATATATATATGGAGATTATGGTATTGGTAAGACAACATTCATAAAATCATATTTAAAAATGAAAAATTATGAAGTAATTTATATTGATTATATTAATGATGAAATAAAAAAAAATATAGAACAAATTGTAAATAATCAGATATCATCAACATGTATTATGTCACATTTTATAAATAAAAAACGACTAATTGTAGTAATAGATGATATATATCAATTGAATATATGTGATAAAAATAATATATTATCCATAGTTAAATGTTTAAGAGTTAAGAAAAAAATAAAAGAAGGAGTTATTATAAATAATATACCTATTATATGTATAAATCAATATCATGTTGATAAAAAAATAAAGGAACTATTGAAAATATGTTATACACTTGAAATGAAGCCATTATCTAATAAAAATATAGAGGAAATAATATGTAAATTATTTCATGATAATTATATATTTAAAACATGGAGAGATAAATCAAATGATACTGAATATAAAAAAATCATGTATTCGTTATTTTCTAAATATAATGGAAATATACACAAAATAAAAAATGAAATAGAAAGTGTATGTATAATATATTCAAATAAGTATCCAGTAATAAATACACACAATAATACTATATTCTTAAATGATATTAATTCATATATATATGATATAACTAAACATGATATTACACATATAGATAATTCTATTCGTGATATAGTTTATATATTATTAAATAAACATATAGATATTAAAAAACATGAACAAATATTAAATGATACAGATAGAACTAGTGTATCATTATTATTTCATGAAAATATGATAGATCATTTAAAATCGAATGTTTCTGATAATATATTACACTATAATACGTTACTAGATAACATTGTATTTGCTGATTATATAGATAGGATAACTTTTCAAAAACAATTATGGATATTGAATGAAAGTAGTTCTATTATAAAAAATATAATAAATAATAGAAATCTTATAAAATTTAAAAAAAATAATATTAATTCAAAAAATAATATGAAAGAATATAATCTATCAACAATAGATATAGAAAATGAGGTTAGATTTACTAAAATACTTACAAAATATTCAAGTGAATATAATAATTATACATTTATTTCTATGATGTGTTTTAAATTATTAATGGATGAAAAAGATATTATGTATTTATTTCGTTATATTGATAAAAATGATTTATTAAAAAATATTAGTTATGAAAGAATAAGTCATGCTAATATATCTATATTAGATATAAAACGAGTTATACGTATTATACATCATCATATGGGTATTGATGAAAACACATAAACTATACACTTTTTTGTTAATTTAATAATAATATAACACTATAATTATATATTTACATAATCACATTATGATAGATAATTCTACATTTAATTTTAATGTGCAATCAACTACAAATAAAGTAGATCATCATAAACGAATAAAATTACATTGTAGTGATAAAGATAATCAATTACATGAAAGATTATACGAAAAACAATTAGAAAGTGAGAAATATCTTCAAGATAATCCAGAAAGTTGTATATTTTATAGGAACCATTCTTATTTGAATAGACATAATAATAAAATAAGTATAATGTCAAAAAACATTATAAATCCAAGAGTTACAAAATGTGGTATTCCTATTAAACCCAGTACAGAGAATACTTCTACTATTGAACCTTTAAAATCCAGAAAAAAATATATTACTAATAAACTTCAAAGAATGAAACGTGTATAATTTATATAATTAATATAATTCATATAATTAATATAATTATAATGGTTTCATAATAAAAAAATAAATGAATATAAGATATAATAAATAGAATATAAAAATGGGAGGTGGATTATTGAATATATTATCATATGGTTCAAGTAATATATTAATATATGGAAATCCAAAAAGAAATATATTTAATATGACTTATAAAACTATTCAAAATTTTGGTATGCAACGTATACGTTTAGATACAGAAGGAACCAATCATTTAAATCTTACAACAGAATCAAAACATACATTTAAAATAAAACGACATGGTGATTTAATAGGTGAATGTTTTTTAGTTGTTAACTTACCTGATGTATGGAGTCCTGTTGTAAAAAAAGTTATAGATAGAAATATATATAATGATGTTAAAACAAGGAATGATTCATTAACATTTAATTATAGAAGTAATGATGGTAAATATGAAAAATGGGTAGAAACAGGATTTAAATGGATTAAAGAATTAGGAACAAATATGATTAAAGAAATTTCAGTTGAAGCAGGAGGACATATATTAGCATCATATACTGGTGAATATTTTTCATGTGTTCAACATCGTGATAAAGCAAATAAAATAGAATTATGGAATGAAATGACTGGTAATGTAAAAGAATTATATGATCCAGCAAATGCTTTTAATCGTAATGGTTATTATCCTAATGTAATAGGTAGTAGTAAAGGTGTTATAGATATAGTTCCATCTATAAGAGGTAGAAAATTATATATACCATTAGATATGTGGTTTACAAGAAATATAGGATTATCATTACCTTTAATTGCTATCCAATATACAGAAGTAAATATTCACGTTACATTACGTCCTATGAATGAGTTATTTTTATTAAGAGATATAGATGATTATGAACATGATTTTTCATATAAGAAACCGGATACAAGTAAATCATGGACAGATTTAAAATATTATTTACGAAAACCTTCAAATAATACGGGTGAATTAACGAGTGAAAATTATGCGGATTTACCTCTATCACAATTATGGAATGAAGATATACATATTATAAGTACTTATTATTTTTTAGATGAAGAGCTTCGAAATAAAATCGCAAAACAAAGTCATAGTTATTTAATAGACGATTTATATATACATGAATATCAAAATATAGTAAATAGTAATGTAGTAAAGGTGAATTCTATGGGATTAGTTTCATCTTATATGTTTAGATTTAGACGAAGTGATGCTCCTTTTATTAATGATTGGTCAAATTATACAAATTGGTTATTTGAAAATAAACCTTATGATATAGAGGATATAAGAGGTAGTAATAATGATACAAGTGAAGAATATTGTTATAGTAAACATTTGAATGATGGGAGTGGAAATATATTATTATTAAATGAGAATATATTGAAGAATATGTCTATTGTATTAGATGGTAAAAATAGAGAGGATGAATTGGATGCAGGTATATATAATTATATAGAACCCTATACAAAGACATTATTTAATGGTAAGAAGGGTTTATATATATATAGTTTTGCAAATAAAATTAATTCACGTGAATATCAACCACATGGAGGAATGAATTTTGATAAATTTACAAATGTTCATTTTATGTTGAATACAATAGATGTTCCAAGAAATCCAAATGTAAAATTTGATATATGTGATGAAGAAGGAAATCCAATAGGTTCAAGTAAAAGAAATTATGAAGTATATGAGTATACTTTTGATATGAGTATATTTGAAGAGAGATATAATGTGATTAATATTGAATCCGGAACAATAGGTATGTTATTTGCAAGATAAATAATTATAATATGATATAATATTACATGTACATCATATTATAATTTAATTTAATTTAATTTAATGTAAATATTTTTATAATGATTATAATTTTTATAATGATTATAATATAATATGGAAAAGGAACAAGATTATCTTATGAAATTGTTATACATACCATTAGGTACATTTATTTCATTACTAATGGTAAGTGGTATTATAGGAAGTATAAATCATCTCTCCAAGACATCAGGTTTAAAAGATGAATATGATAGAGATTTACCATTACATAAATTGTTACGTTATGATAAAAATAGTTATCCATATAAATGTGAAAATGATAAAAGTATAGTAACTGAATATTTAAAAGGTTCACGATATAATGTATTTATTACAGGTATAGAGCGTATTATAGATGGTATATTAATGGGATTAACATTACTTGGACTTTATCAAAAGGAACCTGATCCAAATGTATCATTTTTCTTCAGGAAATCACATAATATTGTAGGTGACTATATTTCTGATTTATTCATAGAGTCATGGTGTTGGTCAAGAGAATATATATATAATGCAATATCGTTGATAAGTATATTATTTCCAAGTGACAAATTAATAAAAGCTGATATGGATATATTTGATTTTATTCCAACATTTATGTTGATGAGAAAATATAAAAAAACAGAAAATGATAATATATTAAAAATTCCAAAGGGTTCTTATTTTTTTATGATAATATCATTACTTATACCTACTGCTATTGTGGTAATAATAAATATGTTAGATTTATCAGACACATTTGGACTTTCTAAGAAATATTTAGATATAATATCGTATTCTATATCTGGACTATGTATATTTATAGCGTTATTATATTATTCATATAAAATAAAGGATAAAAATGGTAATACCAATAGATTACTTTATTTATCGCATATTGATGAATGTTTGAAAGAAATTAGAAATAAGAATAGATATTATTTTGCGTATGTTATTTATTGTATTTTTACTATTCCATATGGAGCAATGTTATTTGTTTTTTATTTAATATATCGTATATATTATTTATTTAAAAATGCAATGGGTGGTGCTACAATGAATAAAGAACAATTAAATAAAAATAAACAAAATGCAGATCATATTACAAATAATTTAATTTTTATAATGAAACAATATATAAAATTAATTACAATTAATATATATTATTTTATAATAAATTTATTCACTATACTACCATTTATATTACCTATAGTAGGTGCTGTAGGTGGTGTATTTGGATTTTATGCACAAGGATTTAAACCCATATTTATGAAAGTTTCTAGTATAGCAACATTTTTTATATTATTATTACCAGCTCTTGGTGCGGGATTTGTACAATATTGTCATCATATGTTTCTAATAATAACATCAGCATGGTCTTCCAGGAAAGCAAAGGATGGTATGTTTAAGATTGCAGAAAAATTAATAACAGTATTAATGTATCCATTATTACCATCTATAATAGCGGCATCAATAGCACTTGCTATGGATCCTAAAAAAAATATAATGTATTTAGCATCGGTTGGAATTCAATTAGCATTTATTGGTATATTTTTGAGAATAGTTAGAGATACAAATATTTCATTAAGGTAATAGTATATAAATCATTATAATTTTAAATAAGTATGTTTTTTATAATTATAATTTAAATATAGTATAGTAGAAAGATAAATGGGTAAAAAACAAAGAGCTAAAAAACAAAAAGAAGAAAAAAAGAATAAAAATCTACCATTTGTAAGTATATGTACACCTACATTTAATAGAAGACCATTCATACCCTTTACTATAAAATGTTTTCAATCACAAGATTATCCATTAGATAAAATGGAATGGATTATTATAGATGATGGTCATGATAAAATAGAGGATTTGGTAAAAGATATACCGCAAGTAAAATACTTTAAATATGATGAAAAGATGACATTAGGTAAAAAAAGAAATTTAATGCATGAAAAATCAAAGGGTGATATAATTGTATATATGGATGATGATGATTATTATCCACCAGATAGAGTATCACATGCGGTAGATACGTTACAGAAGAATCCAAAGGCATTATGTGCTGGTTCAAGTGAAATATATATTTGGTTTAAACATGTTAAATCGATGTATCAATTTGGACCATATTCACCGAATCATGCGACAGCAGGTACATTTGCATTTAAGAGGGAATTATTAAAACAGACATCATATAACAATGAAGCGTCATTAGCGGAGGAAAAGGAATTTTTAAAGAATTATTCTATACCTTTTGTTCAATTAAATCCATTAAAAACGATATTGGTATTTTCACATATACATAATACATTTGATAAGAAGTTGTTGATTGAAAATGGAGAAAATCAGTTTGTAAAGAAGTCTATAAAAACAGTGGATATGTTTATAAAAAATAAAGAGATGAAACAATTTTATATGGAAGATATAGAAAAGGAATTACAAACATATGATGCGGGTGATCCAAAATATAAACCAGATGTAATAAAACAAACAAAAGAATTAAAGGAAAGTCGTGAAAAAATGATGAGGGAGAATCAATTAAAACAAATACAAACACAACAAACAGGAATTCAAGTTCAAACATCAAATGGTGAAACGAAAAATTTAACTGTTCATGATGTAAAACAATTATTAGAACAACAACAAAATATGATAAATCAATTACAACAACAAGGACGTCATTTATTGGAAGAAAATGTAAATTTAAAAAAAATAATACAATCATTAAATGATAATAATAATGATAATGATAATGATAATGATAAAACAGATGAAGATAATGATAAAACAGATGAAGATAATGATAAAACAGATGAAGATAATGATAAAACAGATGAAGATAATGAAAATTTTATACAGATAGAACAAACAACACAAACTGAATAAACAACACAAACTGAATAAACAACACAAACTGAATAATATAATTTTATATAATAAATAATTTATATAAAATTATATATGAATCTAAAATATGAATACTATAATATATTTTATTATATTATATATTTTGTATATTCATGAATGTAGATGTAATTATATTAAAACATTTTTGTAGTAATATATAAATATTTTTTTTTTCTAATTCATTACTCCTATCTTTATTGTAAATGATATAACGAATAGTGCCATAATTATCATGTGGGTGTTTTTTTATATAACCAATATAATTTAATACATGTTGTGATTCATCTATATTATCTAAATTAAATTTACTTGATCCATCTTCATTTTTTTTATTATAAAAGTTATTATATAATTCATATTCTATTAATTTACCAACTGTATAATTATCATTAGGAATATCAAATTCAAATGAAGTTTCAATAGTTGTACCATTTCTAATTATTAAATTTTCGGTATCTATCATTTGTTGTAATTCATTAATTTTTTTTATAATATAATAACATGCTTGTTTTATAATCATTTTTTCCGTATAAACACCTACACTTTCAATATTGAATATATAATTATATATTTCTTCATCTGAAAAGTTAATATCAGTTTTCTTTGATGATATTTCTTGAATTTCATAACTACATACGGATACGGAATTATATACACTATCTTCAGAAGGATAACATATAGATAATCGTGTATTAAATGAAATTTCTTCCTTTTTTTCATCACTTGCTGGACGTAATTTTAAAAATAATATATGATCATTTGATTTTTTATCTTTAAATCCAGATACACTATCTCCATTGAACATAGATGATATGTTTATTTCATTTCCATTTTCTGTATTAATAACTTTAAATGTATCTGTGGTAACATTTATTAATGAATTGGATGTATTTGTTATATTACAACGAATTTCATATTTTTGATATATTTCATACAATTGTTCGATATATGATTTTGATTCAGATATATTTTTTATAATATCATCAAATATAATTAATTCAGATTTAATGAAAATAGGAATACAACTTAATCTATGTTTTATAATTTCATTATTAAAATGTGAAGTATTTTTTTCAATATGAACACCTTCATTGGTATCATCTGATTCAGCACGAATACCTATAACAGGTATATTAGAAATTATTGAACGTCGTAGAGCATTAGCATATGATATATTTATATTATTTAAGATGAACTTTTTGGTTGATGCATCATAATATAATTTATTATTGGATGTACTCATATTTCGATATGGATATATATGATAAATAATATATATTTTTTATATCAATTTTTATTTATAACAAAAATATTTTATAGTACGCATATTAATATTTAAACACCAACCGAATCCATATATGTTTATAACTTTTTTCTTTGTTTGTTTTTTATTTATTTGACTACTCGCATTATTCATAATAATAATTTTATTTTTAAAAATATTTTATATAAAAAATATGTTTAAAATAGATATAAGTAATAACAAATGAATAATAATAATAAATGAATAATCCAGTATTATATTATAGTTCATATTGTTCACATTCTGATTCTATCATACAATATATATCACATACAAAGGTTAAAGATTTCGTTCATTTTATGAATATTGATAATCGTTATAATGTAGGGAACGAGACTTATATTCGATTAAAAGAACATATAGATGTACCTTTACCTACTATAATACATTCTGTTCCGAGTTTATTAGAAATTAATGATCAAGGAAAATATAATATATATATAGGAGATAATATAAAAGAATATATTTTTGAATTAAATAAAAACTTAATAAAATCAGAAAATAAAAATAAAAATACAGGAGAACCTGAATCATTTAGTTTTTTTGATACAAATAGTGGTGTAATTAGTGATTGTTTTAGTTTTCTTGATCAATCAGCAGAAGAGATGAGTGCAAAGGGTGATGGTGGATTAAGACAGATGTATAATTATGCATCAATAGATTTTAATAGTTATATAGATACACCAGATGAAGATTATGTATCAGAAAGAATTGATGGAGATATGTCGTTAGAAAAATTAATTCAAATGAGAGATTCTGATGTAAGTTCAACACGTCCTCCACCTAATCTTGTTCCTAGTAGATAAAATAGAATAATAAAATAGAACTATAAAAATAATATAAAAACCTATGGTTTATTAACTATATAATTAATATTAAAAGGATGAATAATGTAAATATGAATAATAAATATAATATGAAAATTAATGTGAATAAATTACAAAGAGAGATATATAATAGAGAAATGGAAAAGATAAAACAATTTAATTGTATTTATTTTCAATTTATAGAATATTTGATAGAATTATATCCAACAAATATGAAATTAAAAATAGTAAAACAATCATGTAAGATATTTGTAAGAATGAATAAAAATAAAATTAAAAGTACATGGAAATATTATGCGGAGAGATATATACAATTATTTGTAGGAAAAAATAATACACAAGATAAAATAAATTGTATAATTGATTATGATTATAATAATGATGCAGAATTAAAAAAATATATGTGGTTATTTGGAGATGTAATTTATATGTTAGATATATTGAATAATGAGACAGATGATATTAAAGAACAAATTATTCAATATATTGATATATTGAATCAATTAAGTATTAAATAAGATTAAAGAAAAGTATGAATATAAAGAAATTTGAAATATAACATATAAATGGAAAAAAATAGAGTAAAGTATTTTAATATATTAAAGGATTTTACGAATGATTTATTAACAACTTTTCCAGAATATAACGATTTAATACATAAGAATATACATTATATATGTAAGGAATGGAATGGTGAGTATGATACAATAACAAAAGGCATGGATGAAATATATGAATTTAGTTTAGAGAGAATACCTGTATGTTTTTTTGATATATTATATAAAAATGATGAATTGTATGAAGAAAAATCGGAAAAGGATACAGAATTTATAAAAGGAATAGATTTTAAATTATTATGGAATGAAAATATATCAGAACGTACAAAAGAGATAATATGGAAATATTTGCAGTTATTTGTATTTGCATTAGTGGGGGATATAGAGAATAATAATGTGTTTGGAGATACATCTAAATTATTTGAGGCTATAAATGAAGATACATTTAAAGAAAAGTTAGAAAGTACAATAAATGAATTTGATACATTTTTTTCAAATATAGGAAATGAAAAAGGTGATAATGAAAAAGGTGATAATGAAAAAGGTGATAATGATGAATATATGAAGGATATGCATGAAAAAATGAAGGGAATGTTTAATGAGGAAAATATACCAAAGGCAAATGATATACATGAACATATTCAATCGATGATGAATGGAAAAATTGGTGGTTTAGCCAAAGAGATTGCAGAAGATACATTTCATGATTTGAATATATCGATGGAGGATTTAGAAGGTAAAAGTGGTGATCCAAATGTGTTATTTAAGACGTTATTTAAGAATCCATCAAAAATATTAGGATTAACGAAATCCATAGGTAGTAAATTAGATGCGAAGATGAAATCAGGAGAGATAAATCAGGATGATTTAATGAAAGAAGCAACAGATATGATGTCAAAAATGAAATCTATGCCCGGAATGGAAAATATGAATGATTTATTTAAGAATTTTGCAGGTTCTATGGGAGGAGGTATGAAGGGAAAAATGAATATGAAAGCATCACAAAACAATTTTGAGAAATATATGAAAAAAAATGAGATGAGGGATAGAATGAAGGAAAAATTAAATCAAAGAAGACAAATAATGAATATACAGAATTCAATACCAAAGGATATGATTGGTATAGCGAATGATATGAATGATAAAATTAATACTGATGGTAATGTAAAAAAGAAGAAAAAGAAGAAAAAAAATAATAAGTGAATATAAAATAATAGAATACAATAAATGAGTATAAGTAATGACGAAGTTAATATATGGTATAAGGAACCATATGAATTATTTAAAATAAAAAGTATTAGAGATTTTTATCCGAATGAGGATAATACATTAGAGGAAAAATTAAATAATATTACAAGATTGATGATATTATTAACAATTATAGGTGTAGTTGTAATGAGAGAGAAATCTATAAAATTAGTAATAACTACCTTGATGATGGGTGTAATAATAGTTATATATTATAATCATGAAAAAAAAACAATGATACAATCTGATACACAGAATATACAGGAAAATTTTACGAATCCTGAATATTATAAACAAACAAAGGATAAATATACGATACCTAAAAAGAATAATCCATATATGAATGTATTGTTGACTGATATAAAGGATAATCCAAGACGTAAAAAAGCAGCTATATTATATAATAGTGAAGTTAAAAAAGAAACAGAAACGGCGGTGAAATTAAATTTAGATAAAAAATTATTTAGAAGTATGGATGATGACATTAATTTTGATATAGCACAAAGACAATTTTATTCAATGCCAAATACACAAATTCCAAATAATCAGGAAGAATTTTCTAAATTTTGTTATGGAAATATGAGATCTGACAAGGATAGAACTATTGAATTGAGGTGTAAATGATTTATATATTTAAAATAGATGATATATGTAAATCAAATATATAAATTATTTTAAGTATATAAATGATGAAAATAAAAATCTTATAACAATATAAATATGGCGAGTGTATATGATTATAAATTTGATAATATAACAAGAAATAGCGAAGATTTAATGACTTTATCAGAAAAAAATAGACAGAATAATCATTTTGGTAGTTATACGATGATGAATTATTTTAAACATGAAATTGCTACAAATGAACCTACATCATTTGCTACATTACAGCCAAATATATTTGTAAATGGTGGTAAAGATACTGTTGGAATAAATGGTTCAGCTGTCGATTTTGATAGTCAATTAAAGATTGATACAACACAAACAAATCCAAAAGGCAGAATTAGCTTATTTCAAAGACCATTTGTAACTGTTCCATATTTAGGTAGAGGTCCAGCAAGAATAGAAGAGGAATCAATATTACAGCAAGGTGATATGATATCAAAGAAAAAGACATCTACTGAATTATCGGAAACATCTTATATAGATTATCAACAATATCCTTTAATAGATTCTATAAGATCAACTGTATCAAATCCTAAACATTTAGTAGAAGGTGCTGCTGATTCATCATGGGTTAGAGGAGGTAGTGCATCACGTGATGATTTAAAACAATAGATAATATATTATAAGATATAAATTATGGTATATTTATAGTATAATTTATGAAAAAATAATGATAAATTATATATAAAGAAAAATTATATATATAAATATAAATATATTAATGTATATAAATTTAGATATAGAAGTAAATTATAAAGAAAATATTGATGATAATGTAATAAGTAATCCTATTTATAAAGATAATGATAAAAATATAAATGAAGAAGAACAAGAAAGAAAGGATAATGAATTGATAAATAAACAAAAAGATAGTGATGATAAATATAGAGAATGTATATTAAAAGTATTTATGTTAGATAATTATGATGAAAATGAGATTGATAATAAGATACAATATATAATTTATAAATTAAAAAATCATAGAAGATATACAAGAGAATTTAAGAATTTTGTGATTACAAGATCAAATTCTATGTTATTAAATGATGAAGATATAGGAATAACATTATTATTTTCTTATGAAACATTTGATGTATTTTATAAATACTTAAAGGCAATGAGAGATTATACAGATGATGAATGGAATGATAAACATTTAGAATTATTGAATAATATAAGAAGAAATGTTATACAATAATATAATTTATTCATAATATAATTTATTCATAATATAATATAATAAAATAGAATGAGTTCTACACGATTTTTAAATGCAAGTGGAGAATATAATATATATAAAAAACAAAATGAAAGTATAATAGATCATTTAACAAGTTCATGTAGAACAAGACATATAAATAATGTAATGCCAAATTTAGGGATATATCCAAGTCATGTTCCAAATGATGTTTTATATGATAATGCTATTGATATAGAAAGTAAATTATATGGTATAGGTTCAAGTGATATGGAAAGGGAGATAAAACCATGTAATCCGATTAATAAAATTAAGAATTATCCAAATCAAGCATATTTTCAACATAATATAGATGTTATTATGCCTGATCCATTAATAATAGAAAACAATCAACGACCTATTATTCCATAAAATATTTGTGAAATAGTGTATAAAAATAAAAATATAAAAGTATATTAATATAATGTCATTTACGAGATTTAATTATGATAAAGCGAGAACAAAAAAAAGATTAGATGAATCTACATTTACTGGTAAATATTTTTTAAATACACCCGGAAATGGACATCCACAATTCTATGAAGATCCACATATTCGTCTTCAAAAATGGGGAGGTAATTTAAGAAATGTTGATTGTGGTAATCATCCAATTGATATAGAAACAGAATTAATAGGAAGAAAGAGATATAAAACAAGGTATGGCGATAAAAATATTGTTCAACCTATTCAAACTACAAAAGTGAAATCATCAGTTGTTCCAGCATATACAGAAGAAACAAGAGTAACACATCCTGCTATGATGTATAGAGATAAACCGCATGTAAGATGGGAATATCCAATACATGATCCTCAATTACCAACATGTATACAATTTCATAATAATGTTAGTACGAGAATAATACAAAAAGATACATTTATTCCAAAAATATAGGATGATATAATATGATATGATATGATATAATATAATATGATATAATATGATATAATATCAGATAGAATAAAAATAAAAGATTATAATATAATAATAATAATAATAATAAAATGGAATTATTAATACCAATGGTTTTAGCTGGTTCAATTTATGTTATAAAAAAACAAAAAGATAATAAAAACAGTTCAATTAATAATCAGAAAAATATAGAGGGATATGGTAATATATACAATAAATCATATAATATACCAAGAAAATGTGATACTGAATTAGTTACAACAAGCGATGATAAAATAGAGGATTATGGTTTATATATAAATCCAGATCAAGATGGAAATGTATCAAAGCATTTTATTAGACAAAATTTAAAGGAAAAGATTATAAACGAAGAGAGAATAAAAGAAAGAGATATACAACAACCATTTATAAGTATGTCTGGAAATCCTATGACTAAAGAAAATATGGTTCATAATAATCAGGTACCATTTGGAAGAAAAAGTACAACAAATTATTATAAAGATAATAGAGAGGGATTATTGGATGTTAATACAGGAAATGGATCACAACATATGAAAAAAAGTGAAATTGCGCCATTATTTAAACCACAAACATCGATGGGATGGACATCTGGTATGCCAAATTCAACTGATTTTATTAAAAATAGAATGAATCCATCTATGAAAATGAATAATATTAAACCATTTGAAGAAATGAAAGTTGGTCCATCAATCATGCGAGGAGATATTAATGATACAAATAATAATTTAGGTATGGGTGGTTTTAATAGTGGTATGATGAATAGAGAAAGTTTTATGCCACGAACAACAGATGAACTACGTGTGAGGACAAATCCTAAACAGACATATGAAGGGACTATATTAGGAGGTCAACGAGCAGTTCAAAATAGAGGAATATTAGGTAATATGGAGAAAAATACACCTGATACATATTTTATTAATACACCTGAAAGATATTTAACAACAGTTGGTGCAGAAAAGGCTCCTGTAACTAGATCAGGTAATATATTGAAACCTGAAAATAGAATTCATACCACAAAGGAGTATTATGGTGCTCCAAAATATTATAAGGAAGAAAATTATAATAAAAATATAAATTATGAAGAGCCGAAACGACCTCAGTTGGATTCAAATTTAGTTCATATAAGTAATATATATGCACCTGATTTAAATCAACATAATTCGATGGAGAAGAATAGTTATAAAAATAGTCAGATGATGAATAATAGAACATTGATGTCGGATAATAAAAAGACTGGATTTATTGGAACAACGTTAAAAGCTATGGTTAATCCAATTATGGATACATTAAGATTTACAAGAAAAGATAATGTAATAGGTAATGCTCGTATATATGGTAATGTAGGATCAACTGTTCCAACAAATACTATATTTAACCCGTCAGATAAGACAAGGACAACGATAAGAGAGATGACTGAACATGATAAAGGACATAGATTTATGGGAAATCAACAAGAAGGTGCATATTCAGTTGCTAAACATACACCAGTATATCAACATCGTGAAAATACATCATATAGTTCTATGGGTAATGTTGGTAACACACAAGTTACATCAAATCCAATGAATTATGATTCGGCATATAATGCTGAATTAATAGATAAAAGTACAATATCTCAGGGACGTAATCCAACACAATCAAGTGTAAAAATTGCATCAGGAAAAGAGTATATGAATGTAAATATAAGGAAAAATGATTTAATGGATAGGAGTAATGCTTTTAATGCAAATTTAGTTCATAGTAATATGACACCTTCAAAAGATATGATAGGAAATATGAATGTAAAAAATGATCCATATGAAAAACAGATATCAAGAAATACACCAGAATTATTAAATGCGTTTAAAGAAAATCCATATACTAAATCATTACAAAGTTATTAAAATTGTATTATAATTTATATTTATATTTATATTTATATTTGTATATAAATATTAATAATATGATAAAATAATATCTAAATAAAATGATCTAAATTGTATATTTTATATAGATAAATGAAATTGAATGAATTAAAAGTGAACAATGTACATAAAAATATAATGAATAGATTAGATTATTTTGTTGAATGTAATAAAATACCTAATATATTATTATATGGAGAGCATGGTAGTGGTAAAACAACTATAATGGATAAATGTATATATAATATATATAAGGATGTAGTAGATAAAGAGAATTATATTTTAAGAGTAAATTGTGCATTTGGTAAAGGAATACAATATATAAGAGATAATGTTAAGTTTTTTGCAAAGACAAATATAAATAATAGGACAAATGATCGAATAATATATAAGAGTATTGTATTTTATAATGCGGAGAGATTAACAATAGATGCACAGAGTGCTTTAAGGAGATGTATAGAAGTATTTAATACGACAACACGTTTTTTTATGGTGGTAAATAATATATCGCATATATTGCATCCAATATTGTCTAGATTTTCTACTATATATGTATCATACCCAAAAATAAATAATAAATTAATATCTTATTATGAGATACAAAATAAAGATGAAATAGAAGTAGAAATATGGAAGAAAAAACGTCAGAAGATAAAGTATATATTAAATAAAAATATAGATGAAAAGGATGTAATGAATATGTCGAGAGAGATATATAAACGTGGAATAACAGGTATAGATATAATTGAATATATAAGGAGATATGAAAAGGAAGATATGAATAAGTATATTTTTCTATGTAATATGGATAAGATAAGACAATATGTAAGACATGAAAATACAATAATATATTTTATATTAGAAGAATATAGAAATGCGTTTTTACAGAGAGATAGAAATATAGGGATGTAGTAAAGGAAAGTGATATGGACGATTTTAATCTTACTTCATTAAAAGAAAGTAGAAATGAATATTCATCATTATTGTTGAAGTATTTGACACCACCTATATATCATGGATTTGAATCTATGTTTAATGATATAGTTCAATTATGTGATGAAAATGAAGAAGAAGAAAAATATTTAATGACATTTCAGAATTTTTTAACTCGTGTTCCTAAATGGAATAATGAAATGATTAATACGGAAGTACAACGGATAATAGATGATTCGAAATGTACATATTTATCTGATCTTTTAACATGTGTTCATGTTACACAGTTAAAAATACTAACAAATGTTAGAGTAGGTAAAACAAATAAAAAAATAGATATAGATATACCATCATTAGATATATTTATTCATCAAGTCTATATTGAGTGTGCTAGAAAATTATATAAGAGAATATATTTATATGAAATAGAGATAGAACCTATTGTAAAGCAAAAATATATAAGAGAAATAGAAATAGTAATAATGGATTCTATTATGGATGCAATACGTTTAAATATGCCGATTGAATCTATATTAAAGGCATATTTGGACGAATCATCTGAGAATGATGTTTATGATAAAGTAGAAGAAATAAATGTTCCATTTGAAGAAACATCTATAACAGATAATAAAAATACAGAATTAGAAATAGAAAACATACAATTAGAACCGATGTCATTGGATACTACAAATAAACTATCAGAATTAGAGAATAATTTAAAACTATCTCTCCATGATGATTTAAATAAAAAATCAATTACAAATTCAAATGATAATCCAGTTTCAAATGATAATCCAGTTTCAGAATTACCTTCATCTTTACCAATTCCATTAAATCCTGTAAATACAATAGAGAATAATGGTAATACAACATCTATATTATCATCATCGTCATCAATTCCATCATCTTCAGATATAACTATAGATACAAATACAACAACAACTAATGTATTAAATGAATTAAAGTCTGAACCAGTTTCACCTAAATTTATAGGAGATATTGGTGATGGAATAATATCAGATACAAATGATGGTGATATTGATAATGATATTGATAATGATATTGATTATAGTGATAGTGATTCAAGAATAAGAATATTTGATGAAAATGATGATGAAAATATACAATTAGAATTTGATGAATTATAATTCGTTATAGTTGTATAATCGTTTTATATGGATAAATACATAATGAATAATAATAAGATAATAATAGGTGTTATTACAGGAATATTATTTTTTATATATAAGACATTTGAACAAAAAATGAATATAAAGCGAAACAAGGATTATGAAAAACCTTTATTAAAAAATACATTAAAAGATGTATGTATGGTAATATTATGTTCTATTATAGCACTCTTTATAGTAGAACAATGTACAGATTTAATGATAAAAACAAAAAAACCAAATGTATTTGTTAATGAACCTGATTTTTAAATATGATATAATATGATATAATATGATATAATATGATATAATATGATATAATATGATATAATATGATATAATATGATATAATATGATATAATTATAAAGTGAATTCAGGTTGCATATTATCGATATTAATGATATATGATGTAGATGATTGTTGATTAGATGATTGTTTAGACATATATTTTATAGCATTTTTTTCAGAAATAATAAAATTTTTAAAATATGTATGATTTATAATATTTTTAGGTATATGTTTATGAACATTTTTTGCAATCATACGATATAATTTAAAACCTGGATATCTTTCTCTTCCATTATCTTGATGTGCTTTTGTTTTATATAATATGTGATTTCCTGAATCATCAATACACCATTCTTTTATAATATTAAATATTATATTATCTTCTATATCATATGGTAAATCTAAAAAGAAATCATATAAAGAACATGCTAATCGTGATATATCAAATGATGCGTTTGGTGTAATTTTAATATCATTTGGATTATAAAACGGTTCAAAGTTATATTGTGTAGATGCGTCACCATCATTTGGATCATAATTATCGTTATGGAATTGTACTTTCTTAAATCTAAAAATAGAACGTCCAAAATCAATTATTTTGAATATTTTACCGAATGTATGTACTTTGTAGTATTTATTGTTAAATTTATATATTAAATATGTATCTGTTGTATCTATATACATAATATTATTTGTATGTAAGTCATTATGAGTAAAATCAAATACTTTTTGATATATTATCAATGTAAATATTATTTGTAATAATATAGAAGCCCATTGTAATTCATTTAATGTAGATGAATTTATATAATTATCTAATGTATTTTTACATTTTTCAATACAAATTAACATACATGGAATATCATTTATATGTACATTAATATTGCTTTCATTACTGTTGATTGTATCAGTATCAGTATCAGTATCATTATCAGTATCATTATCAGTATCAGTATCATTCTCAGTATCATTATCAGTATCATTCTCAGTATAATCTTCACTATTATCATTTGTTGAAAATGATGAATTTGATGGTGTAGAATCTAATATGAAAGATTTTATATTACTGTCATATGATATACTATATGATGTAGGAAATATAGGTGATGTTGATAAATCATGATTAAAATTTAATTGATTAGAATTAGAATTAGAATTAGAATTAGAATTTTGAAAGATATTATAACGATTATCTTTATAGATACTATTAATAGATGGTATATCGATAGGTTCAGATATAATATTATTATCAATATTAATAGTATGTTTAAAATTAGAACGTGTATCTATTGTAAATATTGAATTATATATTTCATTATCAATATCAAATAAAATATTTTTATTTTTATGAAAATATGTAGTATTTTGAATACTTTTAATATCTTCTTGTATATCATATTTATATGATTTTTTATTACAAATATACGAACCATAAAATTGAACTGAATGTGGAAAATAATATTGTTTAGATAATTTTGAAGAAATATAATAAAAAAACATATCAATATATGTAGAATTATAAATTGAATTAATTTTATTCATATATTTAAATGTTTCAATAATTTCACTATCATTATCATTATCATTATCATTATCATTATCATTATCATTATCATTATTATTATATTTATTAAATACATTCGGTAGAGGACAAATATTATATTTATTAATAATATTGGAATATATTCCACGTATATATTGCATTGGATAAATAAGTGGTGAAAACTTTACAAATATATTTTGTTTAAATATATCATTATTATCATCTTTTACATTTACAATATATGTATTTTCAGATTCTTTAGATATACATTCATCTATATCCAATTCATCATAAATATTTGTATCAAATGATTTTTCTATATCCAATTCATTACATATATCATTAAATGGAAAATATGTTTGTATATTAGAAATATCATTGTCAACTTTATATATTGAATCAAAAAAACGTTTTTTACTTAATGTTGTATATGTTATATTTATCATATAAATAATTTAATATGTATGCTATATATTGTTATAGATATTTAAACTTATTTAATTATATTAACATAATCATAACTTCGTTTAAAAAAAAAGAAAATAATCTATCTTATGATTATCAAAAGTAATATTCATGAATTTACAATTAAAAAAATTTAATATGAAAAATATAACATTTAAACCAAATGAAAATAAAGGACCTGTAATAGTTCTAATTGGTAGAAGAGATACTGGAAAATCATTTTTAGTTAGAGATTTATTATATTATCATCAAGATATACCTATTGGTACAGTTATAAGTGGAACCGAAGCTGGTAATGGATTTTATAGTACTCATGTTCCAAAACTTTTTATTTATGATGAATATGACAATAAAATTATCGAAAAATTACTACAACGTCAAAAAATGGTATTAAAACAAATTAAAAATGAAGAAAAAAACTTTGGTCGTTCAAATATTGATCCACGTGCGTTTATTATTATGGATGATTGTTTATATGATAATAAATGGTCAAGTCAAAAAATTATGAGAATGCTTTTTATGAATGGTCGTCATTGGAAAATTATGTTAATTATTACTATGCAATATCCTCTTGGTGTTCCTCCTAATTTGAGAACAAATATTGATTATGTATTTATTTTAAGAGAACCATATATAAGTAATCGTAAGAAGATATATGAGAATTATGCTGGTATGTTTCCAACATTTGAATCATTTTGTCAAATAATGGATCAATGCACGGAAAATTATGAATGTTTAGTTATAGATAATAATGCAAAATCAAATCGTTTAGATGAGTTAATATTTTGGTATAAAGCAGAACATCATAATACATTTCGTTTAGGATCTAAACAATATTGGGAATTATCAAAAAATATACCATCAGATGATGAAGAAGAAATATATGATCCATTATCTGATAGAGGTAAGAAGAAGGGTCCTGTAATAAATGTTAGAAAAAATAAATGGTAATTATATCACAGAATAAAAAATAATATCATAAAATAATATCATAAAATAATATCATAAAATAATTATTCCTTTTGTATAAAATATATACCGAAAAATATCATAATCATTCCAATAACACTATATTTATTAATATTTTCTTTAAATATACAAAATCCTGTGATTACAGATAAAATTAATATAATGGATTGTTGTAAATAAATATATTCAATTAATTCTGTATTTTGTATTAAATAAGATGATAAAAATATAAAACATGATATAATTATACTATTAATAATAGTAGGTATATATTTTTGAGTTAATAAATTATGTTTAATATCTTTATAATCTATTTTTTTTGATATTATTAATAATGGTATAGATATACAAAAAATGATTATTTGTTTAATAAATGTGTCATTTACTAATGTTATATTATTTAATGAATATTTTGTAATGGATGTACTTATATTTGCAAAAATTGATAGTAAAATTATAAAATATAAATTATTTATTACCATTTGAATTATCAATATTATATAATGACTCTAAAAAAAATATACAATATCGATGCGATTACATATAATGAGCAAAATAAATCTGATATATATCATGAAGTTGGTATAGATGAAGCTGGTAGAGGACCTTTATTAGGACGTGTATATACAGCATCTGTTATATTACCATATAATGATGATTCTATTGATTTTTCATCTATTAAAGATAGTAAAAAATTTACATCTGAAAAAAAAATACAATCTGTATTTGAATTTATAAAAAATATAGCAATTGATTATTCTATTTCATATAAAGATGAATCTGATATTGATAAATATAATATTTTACAAGCAACAGTTCAATCCATGCATGATTGTATACAAAAATTAAATATAATTCCTGATCATATTATTGTTGATGGAAATTATTTTAAACCATATAGTTATTATGATCATGATAAAGAACAATTAAATACTATATCACATACATGTATAAAAAAAGGGGATGCTTCATATTATTCTATTGCTGCAGCATCTATATTAGCAAAGGTATCGAGAGATAATTATATAAAAAAATTATGTTCTCAAGAACCGGAATTAAATGAATATTATCATTTATTATCAAATAAAGGATATGGAACAAAACAACATATTCAAGGAATAAAAGAACATGGATATTCAAAATATCATCGTAAATCATTTCATCTACGAGATTTATAAATATTTGATTTAAAATTAAACAAAATATTTATTAAATTAAAAATAAAACAATTATTAATAAAAACTCATTATTACAATCTAATCTAATCTAATCTACTTCTTCTACTTTTGGTTCTGATGGTTCTGATGGTGGTTCTCCATTCATACCAGGCATTCCACTCATACCTTCAGGCATATTTGGCATACTAGACATATCTGGCATTCCACCTGCTTGTGCAGTCTTTGCATACATCTCTTGTAAAATTGGATTAATCATAGACTCCAAATCCTTTTGACGACTATCATACTCTTCTTTTTCTTCATCTTGATGTTCCTCCAACCATGACAAAGTGTCATCTACTTTTTCTAAGATAGGTTTAGCTTTTTCTTTAATATCTTCTGGTGTTTCTTTTTTATCTAAACTATTCTTCATATTATAACAATAACTCTCCAATCCATTCTTTGATTCAATTCTTGATAACTTCTTATTATCCTCTTCCTCAAATTCTTTTGCCTCTTTACATTTTTGTTCAATTTCTTCCTTACTCAATCTACCTTTCTCATTTGTAATTGTAATATTATTCTTCTTATTTGTTGATTTATCCATCGCTGATACATTCAAAATACCATTTGCATCTACATCAAAACAAACTTCAATCTGTGGAACACCTCTCGGAGCAGGTGGGATACCTTCCAATTGAAATTTACCCAATGGATTACAATCTCTTGTAAATTTACGTTCTCCTTCAAATACCTGAATCAATACACCAGGTTGATTATCTGCATATGTTGAAAACACCTGCGATTTCTTTGTTGGAATTGTAGAATTTCTTTCAATCAAAGGTGTCATTACACCACCTGCTGTTTCCAATCCAACCGACAATGGAACAACGTCAATCAATAACAATTCACTTGTTTTACTATCACCATCACCATTCAAAATCGCAGCTTGAACCGCCGCACCATATGCTACAGATTCATCCGGATTAATACTTTTATTCAACTCCTTACCATTAAAAAATCCTTCCAATAATTCTTGGACTTTTGGAATACGTGTAGAACCTCCTACCAAAATTACTTCATCAATATCAGATTTTGACATCTTTGAATCAATCAATACCTGTTCTACTGGTTTCAACACATTTCTAAATAAATCTGAACATAAAGATTCAAATTTAGCTCTCGTTATACTCATCGTATAATCAACACCTTCATACAAAGAATCTATTTCAATATTTGCAACTGTTGATGACGACAACGTTCTTTTAGCACTTTCACATGCGGTCTTCAATCGTCTCATAGATCTAGCGTTATCTTTCAACTCCATCTTATGTTTCCTTTTGAAATCTTGAATACAATGTTCCAATAATCTATGATCAAAATCTTCACCGCCCAAATGTGTATCACCTGCTGTCGCCTTTACCTCAAATACACCATCATCTAACGACAAAATAGAAACATCAAATGTACCACCACCCAAATCAAAAATTAATACATTTGTCTCTTTATTTGATTTTTTATCAATACCATATGCAATTGCTGCTGCTGTTGGTTCATTAATAATTCTCAATACTTCCAATCCTGCAATCGCACCAGCATCTTTTGTTGCTTGTCTTTGTGAATCATTAAAATATGCTGGAACTGTAATTACTGCCTTCTTCACATCTTCACCCAAATATGATTCAGCTGTTTGTTTCAATTTACTTAAAATTGCTGCCGAAATTTCTTCAGGAAAAAAATCCTTCTTCTCTTCCTTATAATCCACTTCAATTTTTGGTCTACCATCTTCTGATTTAATAATAGTAAATGGAAATAATTTTCTATCTTTAACTACACTTTCGTCGTCAAATTTTTTACCAATCAATCTTTTGGCATCATAAATAGTGTTCAACGGATTCATTGCTGCTTGATTCTTTGCAGCATTACCTACCAATCTTTCTGTATTTGTATATGCTACATAAGATGGTGTAGTTCTAAATCCTTGATCATTTGCAATAATATTTACATTTCCATTTTCATAAATTCCAACACATGAATAAGTTGTTCCTAAATCGATTCCAACAGCACGAGTCATATGATTACGTAATCAATTATATACATATTACTTTAAATTGTTTTAGATATATATTTTGGATGAATATATTTTGGATGAATATATAATAAAAATGTGGAATTAAAATCTAAGAAGAGGATAATAGGGAATATGGAATATATAGATTCAATATATGAAGTAAAAAATATATCAATACATAGTGAAGATAGGAATATTCAATATTGGAAGAATGCAAGTCATTTTTCTATTGATTTACCTGAACCAGTTAAAAATATAAAAGCATTACAATTAAAAGACATAGAAATGCCTATTTTATATTCCTTTTCTAAATCATATAATAATTGTTCATTTGATATATCATGTGATTTTCAGGAAAGTGTTTCAATCAAAACAATTACTATTACAGAAGGTAATTACACAGGAGAACAAATGGCATTTGAATTACAAAACCAATTGAATTATATATTTAGAGGAAATGATAATGTATATGATTCTAATGATGTATCTAAACAATTTCATGTATTTTATCATGAAGTAATGGATAAATGTATTATAATACATCCAACTCAGAAATTTGAACTATTTAAAACAGATGAAACTAATAATTATGATCTTTTGTATTATTTAGGATTTGAATATAGTTCATCGAGAGATAAAACAAATGGTATATCGTCTATGGGTTATGATCTATCATTAAATAATTTAGATACTATACATTTCATGTATTCTTCAATAAAATCAACAAATCCGAATATAAATGAACATCCATTACAATATTTGGGTTCTACTATGAACTCATTAAATGTTGTTATTCCACATACTAAACAACGTATATATGGAGAGAAAATGATTTATATAGAGGTAGATGGTTTTAATTCTATAAATGAGTTAGAACCAAATACAACGAAATCATTTAAAGTTAATTCGGCTATTTCATATGTAAAAAATAAATATAAATCTGATATTATATCACATGATAATGAAAGTATTATAAGTGACAATCAAACTATATTCAAAGTAACAAAGGAAAGAATTCAAAAATTAACATTTAAATTTAGGTTTCATAATGGAAAATTTGTTGATTTTCATAATTCTCCATTTTCATTTATGTTGTCTTTTACTACAATTCGTGAATAATGTATATATTTAATTATTCATAATAAACATTGTTGAATATAATATAATATAATATTATTTTTATAAACAATAATATAAACAATATTATAAACAATATTATAAACAATAATATTATTATATGTATAATGTATCCATTATATTTAATTAAATATTCGTTTCTTTTTATTCGAGGATGTTTTAATAAATTTTTTAAAATACAAGATAATGATTATATTATACAAAATGATTCATCTCTCCATCAAATACTAACCAATCATTTAGATAAACAAAATAATTATAACGACTATTATAACAATAATGAAACAAAAATAAAAAACAAACAAAAGGATAATTCACACAAAATATTTAGCATTGCACCAGGTGGATGTCATATATTATATACATCAGGTATAATAAAATACATTTCCGAACATAAAGAAAATATGAAAAATATTATGTCATTTGGAAATAGTACAGGTTCTATTGTTTCAACCTTTATTACATCTGATATATCTTTTTCAAAATATGAAAGTTTTATTTATTCATTTTTAGATGAACTTTCTGAATGTAAATTTAGAAATGTTTTATCATTATTATCTACATATTTACATAAGATTTTACCAGATGATACACATATATTATGTTCTAGTAACAATATAATTTTAACAACAGGACTTTATATAAATTACCCATCGAGAGATTATTATACTTTTTATTTTATACAAACGTTATTATTGGGATTATTTACATATTTCAATCTGTATAATCTCTCCATCATCAATTGTATAATAACTTCATTTGTATTTATAAATGATATTGTAAAATCAGTTCCTTGTTATTTTTATAAGTATGAAAATAAAAAACAATTAATAGAATGTATTTTATGTTCTTGTAGTATTCCATTTATACAAGATCAATATAAATTAAGAACTCCACCTAATAATATATGCTGTCTATTAGATGAACATAAACGTGAAGATATAAAATATTGTATAGATGGAGTATTAAGTATAAGACATTGTATTTTTGGTTCATATGATAACCAAAATAAATCAAATAACCAAAATAAAAATTATTCAACTATTACATTAGATTGGAATAATAGACATTATCCAAAACCATGTATATATCCTACAAATAAATTAGAAACTAAGGTATTTTCTATACCTGAATATACATTAGTTAAAAAAATAATGAACGTAGGTTATAATGATGTTAAAGATTATTTTTTATAATTTATATTATATTATATTATATTATATTATATTATATTATATTATATTATATTATATTATATTATATTATATTATATTATATTATAATTACAATGTCAGTTGTTCTCCTCTTAATTTTCGTTTATGATATTTATTTATCCATTCAATAATATCATGTTCATCATCATTCTGAATATCTCCTTTGTATTGTTTGAGAGATAAACATATATGTTTTGATTTTGTTTTATTGTATTCCATATACACACCATATTTACCATCTTTTATAGTTAATACAGAATTAAACGAACGAATAATATTTCTAGATTCAATTTCTGTATGTTCACGTATAATTTCTTCAACATCTTCAATTGTTTTAGGAATTTCTCTATCTTTTACTGAATACTTTTTTTTATTATGTTCTACATAATATCCATATCGTCCTTTTTTTACATATGCTTTCAAATTATTTATTTTACCAATAGATTTTGTTCCTTCCTTTTTAGATAGATGTGATTGCAATATACTTATATCTATATTATTATTTACAATATTTATAAATATATCTTCTATATAATCTCTCGAGTGTTCATTTACATAAAATTCATTTGATATTTTTTTATCATTTACTATTGTGAAACTTAATCCATTTGCAGTATATTTAATATTTAAATTATTATTTACTTCACATAAATATAGTGGTATATGCATTGATTTATATTTTTTGATAATATCACCATATTGATTACATTTTTTTATCCAATTTATATTTTCCGTCATAATCAGATCTAAATCGTCTTCTAATGTAGATGTAAAATCATAATTAAATATAGAATTATATGTATCATATAAAAATTCACATACAATAATACCCAAAGGTGTCATCATTATTTTATTTTTATATCCTCCAATTTTTACTTCCCTTTCGTTTTCTTGTATATCATTATTGTCATTCATACATATATAAGGAAGTAATTTAAGTTCAGGTTCTTTCGAACGAATACGAACATATTCACGTTCTATTACTTTTTCTACTATATTAGAAAATGTAGATGGACGTCCTATTCCTTTTTTCTCTAATGATTGTATCCAAGATGCATAATTATAATAATATGGTTCTATTTTAACTATTTTTGATTCTAATTCTAAACGTTTTATTTTAAATATATCTGATTCTACTATTTTTAATATTTTATTCACAAGATTTTTTTTAATTGTTTCTGATTTTTCATCTTTATAAACAATATTCCAACCCATATCATAAATATAATCATGTTTGTATTGATATGGATTATTTTCTTCAGGTGATGATATAATTAAATTCAATTGTTTTGATTTTGAATCTTTCATACAAGATGCTATTGTCCGTTTCCATATCAATTCATATATTTTTCTATGTATATCTGATTTTATCTTATTTTTATCCATATTTATATCTGTTGGTCTAATTGCCTCATGTGCTTCTTGTGCATTTTTCTTCTTTTTATAATCTATATCATCTTTACACATTCCCTTTCCATAATTATCCATTATATATCTATTAACCTGTTTAATACAATCAAGTGATAATTGAGCTCTATCCGTTCTCATATATGTGATATGACCATCTTCATATAACTGTTGTGCATATTTCATAGTCATTTTAGGTGGAATATTATATAAATTATTTACATCTTGAATAAATGTACTTGTTATATAAGGTTTAGGAGCTTTATTTGTATTTATTTTTATATTATGATCAATTAATTCATGATTAAAATTTACATGTTTAGATATAAAGTCTTTCAATAATACAAACGATTTTATAGGATATTTAATAGAACATTTTATATTTTCATTTAATTCATTATAATTCATGGATATATCAAATAAAGTATCAATAGAATATTCAAAATCATTTGTATCTGTATTTATATTTGATTTTTTCATATAATTATCGTAAATTATTTTTAAAGCAGGTGTTTGACATCTTCCAGCAGATAAACCATTCTTTTTATAACTACCAATATATTTCCACAAACACGGAGAGATAGTATATCCAATAATATAATCAATCCATACACGTGATAATGCAGATTGAACGGTATTTAGATTAATATGTATGGATTGATTTAGAGCATTTTTTATAGAAGATGGTGTTATTTCATTAAAAACTATTCTTTTTGTGTGTTCAATAGATAGAGAGAATTGATTACAAATATGCCAAGCTATTAATTCACCTTCACGGTCATTATCAGTTGCAAGAATGACCTCTTTTGAATTTCTAATTTCTTTCTTTAATAATTGGATTTGTTTTCTTTTTACTGAACTTTCTTTAAATTGTAGATCTCCTTCATTTTTAATAGAATATTGAACATTTTTATTTGTAATAAATTCTGTGATATGACCTTTTGATGCAATACATTTATAAGGTAATCCAAGAATTTTTTCAATTGTTTTACATTTTGAAGGAGATTCTACAATGATAAGAATAGTTTGTTTCATTTTATTCCCTATGTAATCTTTTGATATTTTATTATTTTTTGATAATTGTTCATTTTTGATAGTATAATTTATATTCTTTCCATCCGACATTATTTACAGGTTTCACCTTATTATTACTTAAATCATTTTCATCTTTCGTATTATTCAATTTTGTATCAATATACATTTCTTTTAATATAGAACCAATTTGATATGATGCTTCATGTTGATTACATTCAGACATTTCTATCTTTCGTAACATATCTATAAAATGATATAAAATAGATACATCGATACTTTTTTTGTAAATTTTATCAAATATATCTGAATAATTTGAAAATAAAAAATTTGATTCATGAATACATTCATTTTCATTTTTACCTTTTTTTATATTGGATAAAAGTGTATCAACATCTTTTTTAATTTTTGAACTATGTTTTGTATTCCTTATATTGTCAGTCATATCTTTAGAACCATATTCTTTAATCATTTCAGATAATTTCAATCTTTGTTGAGAATTCATAATTATGTAGGTTTTGTTATATTATATTGTAAAGTATATTTTTTAACTATTTATTTTAACTAATTATATTATAAACATGAGTAAATATTATTCTTTAGATCAAGATGCTGTATTTCAAAATTTATCAGACCAAATGGATTTTTCAAAAACAACACGAGCACAAGAATTAGATACTATATCTAAACAATTACATACTGATATAGTAACATCAGGTGAATCTGATTTGATAGAACCATCAAAAGGTGGTTACAAACCTAAATATATAAATATTAAAAATAATCCTTATTATAAAGCATTTATAAAAGCAACAAGAAAACAGAATAAATCAATAAAACAAAAGAAATCAAGAAAACAAAAGAAATCAAGAAAACAAAAGAAATCAAGAAAACAAAAGAAATCAAGAAAACAAAAGAAATCAAGAAAACAAAAGAAATCAAGAAAACAGAATAGAGTATAATGATTAAAAAATAAAATATATAAAAATATTAATATTATATGTATATTTCAAACTTTTTATGTATATTTATGTTTTTTATTCCTTTGATAATAGGAAATATATCTAATATATTGTATGGAATATCGTCAAATAGTAGTAATAATGAATCAATAAATAATGATAATGATGAATTTACACAAGATTTTATGAATTCATTATTAAAGACATTTAAAGACGATATACCAACAAATACAGGAACAAATACGAAATCAAATAATGAGAGTAACCTAGATAAATATTCAAATATGTTAGATATGACAAAATTAGGAAATTTAACAGATGTAATAAATGGATCAAATAAAATAGCTATTATGTTTACAACAATACAAAAATTAATAAATAATATAATGAATCTTATTTATAAATTTATCTCTATTTTAGTTATTTATATATATAATACATTAAGTGTAATAATAACATTATCATCAATATGGAATGGAACAGTTCAAGATATAACATTAAGTCAAAGAAATTATGATAAAAATTATAAAAGAGATGGATTTACAACATATAATAGTTCTAAATGTGAAAAAAAAAATATAAAAATATATAAAGATTCGTATAATTGTTGTTTTCATCCAGATACAAAAATAAAAATGAATGATGGTAAATATAAGAAAATAAAAGATATAAAAATAAATGATATAATGGAAAATAATATTCATGTAATTGCTACTTTAGAAATAGTAGGAAATAAAGAAAATAGTTTAAATGAAGATAATATATATTATAAAATATTTTCAAACAAATTAAATGATTATATATATGTTACAGGAACACATTGGTTATATGATAAAAATAATGATAAAGCTATACAAGTAAAAGATATAGATTATAAGGAAAAAACAGATATTCGTTCAGACAAAATGTATTGTTTAGTTACAAGTAATAATTTTATAAGAATAGGAGAATATCTATTTTATGACTGGGAAAAATAAATTATTTATATTGATATGTTAAATAATATATAATTATGAATTTAAATTATCTAAAACCAATAATAATATTAATATCGGTAGGATTATTATTGTTTATATGTATATATACTGATTTAAAAAATGAAGAATCAAGAAATAAATATATAAATTATGATAAAAATCATACACGTCAAATACTAATATATTTAATAATAGGTATATCAATTTTATGTATGTATTTATATAAAAAAAAAGATGAATACTATACGATTTTAAAAAAGAAAAAATGTAATCAGTTTTCTATTCTATATTGTTCTATATATGAAAATCTTTTTCTTGGTGGAAACAATATATATAAATCAATTGGTGAAAAAAAACAATTATGTAGAAAATATGAAATTGATGATGTTAATAGAAGTAATTTATTAGCACTAAAAAATTATATTAAAAAAATTAAAGAAAATAGAAAAAAAAATGAAGATAATATGGATAAAACTATAAATAAATCTAATGCAAAAACAACAAATGAATCTGAAACTCAAAAAAGAAATCAAGATATTATAATGTCAAAAATAAAAAATCTATTTTCAATTATCCAATTATCTATGGTTCGTATATTAGATATGATGTCTTCATATATATTAATATTTTTTTATTTAATAAAGGGATTAATTTATACAGTATCATCCATTTTAGGTTATGTTATAAGTGTTATACGAATATTATTTATTATACTTGTTTTAGTATTAATAAAAATTATAATGACATTATTCGCTACAACATGGTTCATATTTTTTATACCAGCATTTATAATGTTAGTTGCATTAATAGTAATGATTGTATTTTATTTTTTGATTGTTCCTCACATAGAAGATTTACATAAAATATTAATGTGTTCAAGTAAAGTTACATTTATAAAATCAGTATGTAACAATCCACAAAATAAATTATCAACGACAGAATGTTATCAAGCTAAATCTAAAAATACTATGTTAGAAGATGAAAGAATGCAATTAAAAAATGGAACATCAAAAGGAAAAAATGAATTAGCACCAAATGATTTTTGTTATAATTATAGATTTTAAATTATTATATATATTTTAAATTATTATATATATTTATATTTTTGTCTAATACTATTTGGAATTAATAAATGTTGATAATTCATTAATTTTTTACAACATTTATTAATAGTAACCTCACTTATTTCACTAACTATTTTTACATCATATTTTGATACATTTAAATTACAATATTGTGAAATAAAATATATGACACCAGCCGCAACAGAATGAGGTGTATTTTCTGGTATTAAATTATGTTTTTCAATTGTAACAGCTACAAACATACATAATTTAGTTAATTCTTTATTAATATTTAATTTACTACAATAACGATCTATAAACGATAAAGGAGTAGTATTACATAATGTTGTTTTATTATCACTTTTTAAATCTTTTTCTATTTTATTTAATATATATACAGCATTTTTACAACCCTTAGTAGCACTAGACTTATCTAAATTAAATATAACAGATATTTCCTTAGCAGTTCTAGGATAGTTATTCATTCTTCCAGAAATATATATAGATGCAGCAATAATACCATGTCTATTTAATGCTCTGAATGTTTTTTCTTGTGATATTTTTTTATGAAGAATTAACGCATCATCAATGATACATTTTGGAATTCCTGAATTATTTGCCATTGTTTTAATTTTTTCAAATTCATCATACTGTGATTTTTCTTTATAAGGCATAGATTGCCATTCCGTATATCGTTTAATTTTTTTCATTTCATAACTACTATTCATATTAGATATTATTCTACATCCATAAGATGATTCTTTTAATAATGGATTGATAGGCATACCACAACGAGTTGGATCAGACATATTACCTTCACCATTATAATGTCTCCATTCAGCAGAACGGTCTAGAATATTTTTATAAATAATACCACATGTATTTGAAGGACATATATAAAATCCATCTTCACATAATTTTATTTCTGATTCACATTCAACACACATATTTATATCACAACTTGTATCATCTTCACATTTTATATCAGTATTATTTCGTTCTGTTCCATTCATCATAATGTTTATTACCGAATTATTGTAATTTTCTTCTTTTTGCTGAGTTGTAATATCTTTATCATAAATATCATCTTTAATATCGTCAAATATGTTCCATATATTTTTTTTTGAAATTTTTTTTTTCAATTGAATAGACATTTTATGACAATAAAAGAATGATATTTAATTCAATTTTATAAAAATATCTTTAATATATTTTGGTAAAGTTTATAATGTAATATATGTAATATATGTAATATATAATATATATAATATAATATATAATATATAATATATAATATATAATATATAATATATAATATATAATATATATAATATAAATCATTATCGTAGTGATTTTTCTATATTTTTGAATATTGCATCATCATATATTCCTGATGGTTTATATAATTTTACATCTCTATATTCATCATTCTTTTTATTATTCTTAGTTGGTAAATTTTCTATAGATAATTGATTTAAAGATGATTTTTTTGAATTTATTTTATTTCCAAATCCATCTATTTGTATTCCATACGTTTTCTTAATAGTATCTCTTTCATATTTTGGTATATAGTGTTTCCAAGATATAAAAAGCATATTTGGATGAGTATAATGAACATGAAATCCATTCTCTTTTAATTTATCAATTACATAATACGTACAATGATTTACATTATAACGAGGTACTCCTATCATATATTCTGGAATTACATAAAATATAAACTGATCATTTATATATTGTCTTGATACATGTTTTATACGTGAATGAATTCTTTGTAAAACTTTCTTATATATTGAAATACGTAATTGATCAATTTCTTTTTTTTTATCATATAAATCATCTAAATTAAGTTTTTCTTCTTTATTATCATCATTATCAAATGATACATTCATTTACTTTAATATTTACATTATATATACTATTTTTTTTTACAAATTTAGTTTAAAATTATATCATATATGTCAATACTTAATGATTATCCTTCTGATTTCATAATAAATAATAACAGCGATAATAATTTTGATATAAAACATTTAGTTTTACCTGGTGGAGGTATTGGTGGTGGTCTTTTATTACTTGGAATTTTATTAGAACTAGAAAAACAAAATAAAATAAATATTAATAATATTCAATCTGTATATTGTACTTCTATTGGTTCTATATTAGGATTTTTTATATTATCCAGTATTAAAAATAATTCCTTTAAATTTTTAAAAAAATATCTACATTCATTAGATTTCAATAAATTCAATTCCTTTAAAAATATTCCTCAAAAAATTATTTCTTCATTTAACAATACAGGTATTTTAGACATTACTATCATAAAAGAATTTCTATATCCCTTTATGAATAAACATAATATACCATTTGATATAACTTTAAAACAATTTTATGAATTGACAAATAAATCATTATATATTTATGCAACTACTTTTAATACACTACAATCTACTGAACTATCACATCGTACTTTTCCAGATATGAAACTTACAGATGCTTTATATTTCAGTTCATGTATTGTTCCAATATTTAAACTATTACCATATATTGAACCTAATACAAATAAAAAATATTATTTTATAGATGGAGGATTTTCAAATAATTATCCTATTTATCAATGTATTCAAAATAATATCAATATAACAAATACAATATTAGGTATACATATTCATTCATGTAGTTATACTAAACAATTAAAAAATACAAATATAATTAATATATCCACAAATCTATTACTTAATATTTTTAATAAAAGTTATTTTTCAACACAAAATAATGATATTTCAAAATACGATATTCATGAAATTTTTTGTAAAATGAATACATCATCTGTATATAATTATGAAAATTTATTATCTCCTAATAAAATAAATAAATTTATCCGGAAAGGTAGAATATACACCTCCTTATTTATAAAATATAAATTGTAATACTAATATTTAATATTTAATATTAAACATACCAAATTATTTTTCACTTGTTATAATTTTAAACCTGCTATAAATGTTCTAAATGAACTTTCTGATAAATTAGAATTCATTATCTCATAAATTTTGTTTTGAAATGCACTATCGCCACTATCATCCTTATAATCATTCCTAGTAGCAACTACTAAGGGCAATTTCCTATTACGTATTTTTATATCATCTATAGAAATATTAAATTCATATTTATCATTATTTTTTTCATAATCTTCAAACAATAATACTTTATCACCCATCTTATTTATGGGTAATGTTTTATTCGTTTTAGTTATTAAATCCGTAGCATCATATTTTTCTTTTAATTTATCCCATATTTTTTTATCTTCTATTGAATATTTACAATCCGAACTCCAGTAATATATAACTTTATAATATTGTGTTTTCTTTCTAAAAAATATACATGTAAATAATTGCCATAAATTAGTAATATTTGAATCACTACATTCATGTAATGGTTCATAATGATATTCATTATTTTCTACATATTTTTTCTTTACAATCTCCATTAAATATTTTGTAGTAACATTACTAACAAGTATAGTAACTAATATCATTACTATAAAATAAATCACATATTTAATAGTTAATTGTTTGAATGATATTTTATTGTTTAATAATTTAATAATATCGTTGTCCTTATATAATGTAGAAGCATTTTGTAATGTTTTATTTAGCTTTAATTTTTTATCTTCCTTTTCATTATATAATGTTTCTATCGTATTAGATTTATTATTCGTCATGTATAATATATTATTATTAATTGTGATTTAAATATATACACATTTAATATATATATACAAATTTTACATGTATATTATTGATTCAAAAGGTTTTATTACAAATATATCTAATAATGATTATAATAATAATATTGAATATTTTAATGATTTATGGTATAAACAATATAAAATATCATGTAATTTAGGTGATAATAATGAAAATAATAACTTTATTGATAATATTATAACTACAAGACAAATTAATACATCAAATAATATGTTTAAAAAAAAGTATAATTATAATGTAAATGATTTAATATATGAATTCAATTCACAAGAAAATCAGAAATAAATATACATATAAAAAAAAATCTAAAACAAAAAATAAACATTCCAAAACAAAAAATAAAAACACACGGAGAATAAGACATACCTTTTCAAATAATGATTATATAAGTTCAGATGGAATGTTAACTAATGTATGGGGTCCTTCATTATGGCATTTTCTACATATAATAAGTTTTAATTATCCTATTGAACCTACCAATAAACAAAAACAATATTATAAAAAATTCGTATTATCTCTCGAATATATATTACCATGTAAATATTGTCGCATTAATTTTAAAAAGAATATGAAATCACTTCCATTAACGTATTCAGTTCTTAAAAATAGATATACGTTTTCTAAATATATGTATGACTTACATGAATTAATAAATAGTATGTTAGGTAAAAAATCAAATTTATCATATGATGATGTTAGAGATAGATACGAACATTTTAGAGCAAGATGTTCTTCTAAATCAAATAAGACATCGAAAAATAATAATTCGAAAAATAATAATTCGAAAAATAATAATTCGAATAATAATAATTCGAATAATAATAAATTAAATAAAACACGTAGAAAAAGTAATAAAAAAAAAGAGAAAGGTTGTATAGATCCCTTGTATGGAAGTAATAAAAAATGTATTTTACAAATTGTTCCTAAAAATAAAAAATGTGAAACTTTTCAAATGAATATCAATAAATGATAATTTAATTTAAATATTATTAAATTATTATTTATAATACAAAATTACATATTTAACAACACAAATTATATAATTTTGTATTATAATATATATATTAAAACATTTTAGGATTAACAAGATTTGGTCTAATTGTAGAAACATCATTAATTACAGAATAATTTGGTACTTTTTTACATTCAAATGCTGGTTCAGGACATCTACCACATGGTGGACATGGTTGACATTCCTTTTTAGGACATGTTTGTATTACATCAGGACATTTTGGACATACAGGTGGAATTACATTTGATTTTAATATATATAAATCTTCATTCCCTTTTGGTATTTGACTTTTTGATATTGTATCTGAATCTGATGATATATTACCACTCATTGTATGAGAACCCATTCCTTCTAATATTTTTTTACTACTGTATTGTAATGTATTTGAATAATATGTTGTAAACATAAAAACAGCAATTATGATAAATAATATAACTATTTTTGGTATTAACATTTTGTTGCCTTATTATATTTAATATATATAAAATAAAATTGATAACTATCTCTCCATATATTTTAAATATAAAAATGGTTAAACTTTTAATATTTGACACGGAAACAAATGATATGATAAAAACAATCATTAAAAACTCTAAACGAGAAAAAATAATTCCATATATTATCCAATTAAGTTGGTTAATTTATGATACAAAAACAGAAAAAATTGAATCTAAACATGATTATATTATTTCTATACCTGATGATGTAATTATCACTAAAAATTCTGAAGCTATACATCACATATCTAAACATATGTGTAAAACCAACGGTATCGATATTACAAAAATACTACCTACTATAATTGATGATATGTTTTACGTAGATAAAATTATAGCACACAATATTTCTTTTGATAAAAGTTTATTAGAAAAAACAATGGAGAGATATTCATTTATGAATCCATTTGACTCTATTAGTATCAGAAAAAAAATGACATGTACTATGAATAATCAAGAAATCATAAAAAAATGTAATTTAATATATACAAGATTTGACGGTGTAAAAACTCTTAAATTTCCAAAACTATCCGAACTTCATAATACCCTATTTAAAGATAACCTACTTACATTACATTCAGATAAATTACATAATGCTTTTATAGACAATCTTATATTATTACGATGTTATGTTTTCTATTACCATAATATAGATATCTATAAAAAATATCCTAGATGGTTCTCACAACTTACACATTCATGATATTCTATATCATATTCATGATATTCTTATATCACATTAATTACTTTCATTAATTACTTAAATATATTTTCATTATATATATACTATTATGTTTGTATTCTTATATTCATTAGGATTATTATGTATACCATTCTTTTTTATAGATGAATTAATAAACAATAATACTATTACCAAAGATATCATTACCAACGATTCTACGATCACTAATACTATTTCTTGTAAAAAAGTGAAACCACTCTCTACTATTGATTTAACTGAATTTACAAAACATACATGGTATTCACAATATCAACAAGAAGTTAAATATCAAAATAAATCATCTTTTTTCTGTGTTACTGCAACATATAATATAGAACCAACCAGAAAAGTCCCTCTATTTAATGGTAATGTTATTTCTGTTTATAATTATGCTAATCTTTATCAAGTTAATGGAAAACCTTTAAATACAAAAGATGGAGTTGTATTATGTGCTAGACAACCCAATAAAAAGAGTAATTCTACCTTATTAGTAGCTCCATGTAATTTACCTAACCTATTAGCTGGAGATTATTGGATTATAGCAAAGGATGACCATTATAATTGGATTATTGTTAGTGGTGGACAACCTAATATTAAATATCCAGATGGTTGTACTACTCCTACTGATAATATTAATCATGCAGGATTATGGATTTTTTCAAGAACACCTATAATGAAGAAGGATAATCTAAATACTTGTATAAATATATTAAAAAAAATGGGATATACTACAAAATTACTCTTTCCAGTTATTCAAGAAAATTGTAATTATAATGACGCATTCATTAAATAATAGAACACTATAGTTATCCATATTAAGATATTATATCAATAATATATAATTACAATATATTATTAATGACTAAAGCAAATGATGACACACTGGCTAAAAACACAAAGGAAGTAACACGTGAAACAAAAAAAGGTGTAAATAAAATCAAAAATGATAATGAAGCTAATAAATGTCCAACGGCACAAAAAGCACAACAGATTGCCAACGAGGATATGAATAAAATGTTAGAATCAGCCGGTATTCAAGGTGGATTTGATGGAATATCTAAATATACTGATGCTATAAGTAAACAAATTCAAGAAAGGGATGAAAGTGTATCCCAACCAAATGTTGAAATAGTAAATGTACCCGTTTTAGGTACAATTGAATCGTTTGGTAATATATATAATAATACATTATTGAATTCACCATTGATTGAAGGTTTAGAAACTACATTCGGAACAAAAAATGAAAGTGATAAATTAAAAGAAAAGTATAAAGACCATGTTCCAAAAAAATTATGTATTCATGAATATACAAAATCACGTTTCACAGAGGATGGACAACGGAAAATAGATAATGAACTAGAAACAGCATGTAATACTCATTGTGAAACTTTTTTTAATGATAAAATACAATATGAAATTCAAAATGCAAATTCATACCGAAAAAACAAAGTTAAAACCGATATAGAAAATACGATTAAAAATTTAGATAAAGATAAAAAATTATTTGTTTATAAACCATTTATTGATATTGTATATAAAGATAAATTGAAAAATGTAATTAATAAATCATTTGAAGGATTTAGTGGAATAAATAAATTTAATATATTCTCAAATAAAAATACTGATACTAATAGAACTAAAAATAATACTACTAATAAAGAAGGATTCTCCTTATTAAAAAAACAAAATCTAATTGAAGGAAATACAACATTTAAAGTTGTGAATACCAATGGAGAATTATATAAACAAAGATTTAGAGAAGAATTACTTAATCGATTACGCAAATATGATACGTTAGCAGGTGGAAGTGAATCTCAGATACGTGAAAACATAAATCGATTTAAAAGACAGATGAATAAAAATCGTTCAACCAATGATAGAAATATAAATATTTTAAAAAGTAAAGCCGAATATTACGAAAGAGAAACTGAATATATGAAAGCATTAAATTATTATCTATTTGTATTATTAGTATGGTTTTTTATTGTATATCTTATTGTATTTTTCGGAATTAGTAAACATTATAAATATCCAAATTATATGAAAGTTCATAAAAATGGTTTATTACTATTACTTCTTGTATTCACTATTTCATTTGGAATATATTATATGTATTCTACTGATTTATTTGTAAAAGTTAAACCTCTTAGAGAACTTATATTTGACGATAGAAATATGTTATTAATGGATCCGGATAATAAATATTCTTCACAATTAAGAAGTAATATAAATATTAATCCTTTTAATGAAAATGATATTTTCCACCGATTAGTAGTTAGTATCAAATTATTTATTGGAAGTATTAAAACATTCTTAGGATACATATTTGACTTTGATTATGATATCATGGATGAATTAAAAGAAGAAGAAAAACGACAAAATACATATTCAATAGATGAAATAAACGCATAAGACGATGAATTATTTAATAAATTTCATTTATGTTCATCTTTAAATTCGATAATAGATAAAAATTTAAGAAAACAGTATTTAACAAAAAATAAATGTGATGTATTATGTAATTTTAATGACGAGTATAATCCAGCTGGTCTTACTAATACACAATTATCATATATTAGTGGTAATGATAGTAGTATATGCGAAAATATGAAATCATAATCAGCTACAATGTAGTTACATATAAATAAATAATTTGATAGAATATAAACATATATACTTAATAACATATATATTTATAATGAATAATAATGTAAGTAGTAATAAAAATTTATCAGATAATACTTTTTTATCAGATAATATTATTTTGTCAGATAAACCTATTTTATTTGATAAACTATATTATAACTATAGAAAACGAATATCAAATAATATAGATAGTTTATCTACAGAATTTATATTATTACCTATTATTTCAAATACATTTTATAATATATTTAATATAATTACTATTACTAATATAGATA